GATTCCTTGGGCATGGGTTCCTGCTTTCTCCTTCTTACGTTCGATTGGGTGGTCTTCTGAGCGATAACCACTGGTAATAACGAAGGGGAACTGACACCTAGCTCTTAACAAATCTAACTTCAATAGTAAATCATCACTAATCTCATTCTCACCTGTGTACTGACAGGCAAACTCTTCTCTAGTGAAGTAATCTAAATCTCTGTTAATGTTATGCATCTGTGTACTCCCCTTCAATGGGTTCTCCCGCACCACCACCAGAAATGACAGTAGTCTCGCCACCAACTCCAGTAATGGATATATTGATGGCACTCTTACCTCCAGAGTCTCTGTCTTTCTCAAAGTAGCTGACGGGTAGTAATCTATCCATACAGAGCTTCCAAGCCGCTGCTTGGTTCTTATGATCATCGTCCAAGGCTGCTGACAATATACTATCCAACACCTTCCTACTCTTAGGAGATGCTAGCATTCTAGCCTTGTAATCATTAATGATAGCCGCATCACCCTTGGGTCTGCCTAGGGCCTTGCGGCTACCCTTGGATTTTGACACAACTGTTGACTTCTTTGGTCTACCTTTCTTTCTTTCTATAGGCTTATCTATTTCAGTACTGCTCAAAGCATACCCCTTAGTTATCTTATGTATACTTAAGTATGCTTTAGGAGATACTTTAATTATTTCTTTAATAATATCTTTAAAGCTTTACCGTAGTACCTATAAGGCGATTGGTTATCTTTATGTCTTTACTATACTATATATTATATCATATATCAAAGTAAAAGTCAAGAACTATTTACTAATGAGCCTAAATAAACTTAGCTAACTTGTGTCATTCTTGTGTCAATACTTATGTCCTTTAGTACATCTATGTATACATAAGGGGCGAGGCTAAGGAAACCTATGTAAATCAATGTGTTACAGGTATACACAGGGATACTGTTGTTAATCCTATTTTCCCTCTTTTTTGTATGCCAGAGGGTACCTTAGATATCACAGGAAATCCCCGCGCCCCCCCCGCCCCCTAAGTTATCCACAGGTTTTGCACATGGCCTAGAGTTATCCACAGGCTGACCCAGTGTTCCACATGGAACATAAGTTATACACAGGTTATACACAGGCTACCAATGTTGGCATGGTTCTTGCACAGGGTGAGTGCATGTGTGTCGTATGATACCTATAGCATACACTAGACCACACAAGCATACACAACTTGGCACGAGTATTGCATGGCATGACACAAGGAAATTGGTGTATAGAAGGTAGGCATATCAGTTAGCGTCACGCTTATCTATTTGCGACATAGGGTAAATTAATTGCAGATAGTTGTTGACAGGGTTGAACATGTCGCTATAATGAACACATCAAGACGAGAAAGACCTAAACAAATAAACACAGAGAGAGAATTGATATGATTAAATTACACCCCGAAACAGCCGCCGAAATCGTCAGAGCATTTGATGATTATGGTCTATGGTCTAGTGTGGACATGTCGGAGAGCGGCGAGAATGGAAGGTATGCTACTTATAGGCGAGCGAAAGCTATCATGGTATTAGTAGATTTAGGCATGACGCACTGCCTGAGTAACTGGGCATCGGAAATATTAGCGGATGATTACTACACTGAAGCAGAGTATGGGGTATAACTCAACTGCCCACAGTAACCCAGTAAGTTTAACAATGGCCCTTTGAGGTGAAGGGCTATGATTAAACTAACTAAAGGTATAACACAATGAGCAAATCAATATTAGTTTCAATCAAACATAGCTATGGCCGCAAGGTCATCTATCCCGCCTGTAATAACGCGGAGACCTTCGCGCAGATAGCAGGCACTAGGACATTAACAGCGGAGGCACTAGCTTTAATCGAACAGCTAGGCTACACCATAGACACAATTACACCAGATTGGAGAGATTAACATGAATAAACTAAAGCAGATAGATGTAATGTCTACACCTGAGATACAAGAACATCTAGCGGTAGAGAGTATGTACCTAAGACAAGCTGTCCTAGATTTATTTAAAGACGCGTCACATTGGTCAGATACTGTTACCTCTAAAGCAATACTGTGCCATGTCTGGGACGATGCGAATGTCAGCGAAGGCACTGTGGCATGGGTTATCCGTGTAGCTAAGCAGGATCACTACAAATATAAAACTAGGTGCTGCCAATCGTTTTCTAACGCTAGACCAATACAAGCATCTGAGCTACACCACTGCGAGGGTATCTAATGAAGTAGTAGTTGACTCCACTATGATCGTCCCGTAGGATGGTCATACTAGAATCAATTAAACTAAACCAAGAGGCAGTACAGATGAAAATTAAACAAATAGCTAGTAACATGACAGAGTTAGACCTAGGCTTTGCACAGGTATTTTTTAGCTACGAGACACCAGTGGCCGCATGTCTAACCGATGGCTCACTGGTACGCACAGCTACCAAGTACAGCGTAACCACGACCAAGCATATCAACAAGTGGTTACAGGGCTGTGAGGCGCTTACAGTGCCACAGGATCGCATTGATTGCCTGCTTACGTCTAGCAGTGAATGTGATTCAGACTATAGCGAGGTGGCGTAATGAGTATTAGTTACGAGGGATACAGAGAAACATTAGCCAGACTGTCTAGCATGCACCGCAATTCGTACAAAGCAGGGCATAAAACAGCGGAACACTGGCTCAAGCTCAAAGTACAGTTACGCGCAGAATATCCAGAGTATAGCGATAGATATGCGCGTCAAGCAGCGCGAGCAAGGCTATCCAAAAAAGGAGGTGGCATAATGCAAAAAGAAACCAAAGACCTATATGAAGACAGCGAGTTTTACAGGTGGCTACAAATGCGCCCACCTAATGTTGATTGCGATTACAACCCACATTATGTAGACATGGGCGGCACTAGGGTAACAATTACATTCACAATTGATGATGAGGTAGACGAATGCAACAGTTGATAATATTTTACACTAAATGGATCACAATAGGCTTTGCAATTGGCTTTGCAATAGGGTATATTATCGGTCACTTACAGCATAATGGAGGTATTTAAAATGACTAGAGCATACTGGAATGGATCGTCTGAGGACTGGTTGCATGGTGATGAAGAATGGACGCATCACAGCGTAGATGAGGCAGAGCAGGACGCCGCCGATGATTACTTACCTATCGGAGATGAGGAGCTTGAACAGATAAGGGCTGAAGTTAGAGATAGGACTTTAAGGGCCAATTGGCTACGACTACAACGGGAATTCCCCGCAATTGAAAAAGAGAAGGAAGAGACACTATGAATATTTTAGGCAGGACGCTAGGCGTTGAGTTTGTCAACGGGTTTGGTATTTTCTTGGAACTAGCGGACAGTAGGGCTGTTTGGTGTTACAATACCGACACAGAGGAGACAGTTGCAATGCCATTTGTCGGTGTGTTACTATACCTACCCTTTATCCTGATTAGTTTCGGGCGTGTATATGACGAGGTTGAAATCTAATGCTAAACTTAACGAAAGGCGATTGCTTTGTTAAAATGTCGGAGTTTCTTGATGATTCGGTGGACGTTGTTATTACCTCGCCGCCCTACAATCGCAAACGTAACGACAAATACAACAACCATACGGACGTAGTGGAGGATTACGTTGGGTTCTTGGAAAGCTCAATAAACGATTGTTTGCGCGTGTGCAAGGGTAATGTCTTTTACAATATTCAAAAGAATAGCTACAACAAACAGGATGTGCATAAGATTATGGGCATGTTTTCAGAGCAGATTATTGAGGTTATTATCTGGAAAAAATCCAACCCAATGCCCAACCCGCATTTGATTAATGCATACGAGTACATTTTAGTCTTGTCAAAGACAAATAAATCTTTAAAGGCTAACACGACCTACACTCTGAACCATTTTGAAACGCCAGTGTTTTCCAACAACCCGCATAAGGCTATACATAGGGCGGTGATGCACCCAGAGGCTTGTCGTTTCCTATTAGAAAACTTTACGCAGGAAGGTGACGTTGTGTTAGACCCGTTCATGGGCGTAGGCACAACGGGTGTTGAGAGCGTTAAGCTAGGCAGAAGTTTTGTGGGTATAGAACTGGACAGTACGTATTTTAATATAGCTAACAAGAGAATAAAGGAGCAAGCTGATGAGTAGAATTAAAGAGAACCTAATAGGCTACGAGCATGAGCCTAATGATTGGATAGAACCGACAGCCCTAGAGATGTGTGAGGAGCTAGTCGCGCATGACCTGTACTGCATGACCTTGAGCGAGGTAAAGTTTAGGGTTGCAAAGCAAGTGCGAGAGGAGTACTATAGTCAGGACATAAACATTATGAGACAGCAGTACATAGCCGCCTTTGGCAAAACAGACAATTACAATGAGGTATTTTAAGATGAGCAGATGCAAAGCGTGTGACGTTATACTAGGGGAATACGAGCTAAAGCGTATAGACAAACTAACAGGGCATCATGTTGACCTATGCAATGTATGCTATAGCCATAGCAATGACGCTATAGAGGATGCTAGTGCGGAGTTTAAGCATCTTTATACAGGTTTGTTTAACAAAGAGCTTGACACACTTGTTGAACACTAGTATAATATTCAGGTAATCAAGGGGAAATGCTTTAAGGATTATCATTAAAGATATAATTAAAGCATACTTAAGTAGTACCAAAGCGGCACAGCAGTGTCATAACTTTAAGCAAAGAGGCAATACCATGGCAGTAGTAGAAGGCATAATAGCGTTTGAGAATCTATACACCCACGAGATGTATCAGGGTCAATCCACAGGCAAGTACTCAGTTGTCATCAGCCTAGATGACACCACAGCAGACCAGTTAGCAGGTCTTGGTGTTAAGATGCGCGAGTATGAAGGCACTAAACAACGCAAGTTCAGTAGCAAGTACGACATTGGAGTTGTAGACAAAGACGGTCAGCCCTTTAAAGGCCTCATAGGTCGAGGCTCTAAGGTCAGGTTATTGTGGCAGGAAGGCCCACCACACCCCGTTCACGGTACAGGTACGTACCTCAACAAGATCAAGGTCTTGGAAGTGGCAGAACAGGAAGCAGGCGAGGACTTCTGATGTCAGTAGAGTCAACATTCGTCCAACATGAGGCATGCCCTTCGTGTGGCTCATCGGACAATCTGGCTCGTTATAGTGATGGACACGCAGTCTGCTTCTCTGGGGGCTGCAACCATTACGAACACGGCAAGGGTCAGACAGGCCAAGCAGTACAACGTAAACCAACGAGGCTTTTAGAGATGACCGGAGTAGTAGCGGCGATACCCGACAGGCGTATCAATCAAGAGACAGCCAAGCGTTATGGTGTAACGGTTGAGTACGGGACG